TTGATAAAGAGTAGAAGGAAACACACTCAAAAGAAAACTAGTACCTGCAGAAACATCGATTATTCCATTGGGAATGTTATAATTGATTTCCACTGTATAATTGACCGAACCATTATGCGAAGGTAATGTAACTACTGTAGAAGTAATTTCAATGCTTCCATCCACTGTTGCATAAAAATAAAATCCAGAAAGATAATTGCAAAAATCCGCCAAATGAGTAAAAGTCAATGGATAAAGAAGGGATGCACTGATTTGCTGAAAATTGATTAGATTTGTAGATACAAAACCATAAAAAGCCAAACCAGTATAAGGTATTAGAGACGGTTCCAATACGGGATTTTTTTCTAGCACTCCTACACGAAATACTTGGAACGATTCACCTTCATATAAGTTAACGGAATGCATAATTTGATGTTTGTTCATGTCAAAGTACATTTTCATTTCATTCAAAGAGTTGTCTACTACATTGATACCACCCTGATTGGAAATAAAAAGAGTATCAGTATAAACTTGATGGAAATAGTCTTCAGGAGAACCCAAGTTTACAAAAAAACATTGAGATACATCATATGTAGTAGGAATTACACTGTTTCTACCGCCAAATGATAAATCAAGGGGGCCAAATATTCCACCATTGGCATAAATGTTATTAAAATAATTTTCAGAAGAACCCAAATTGATAATCGGATTTATTTCATCACTACAAACACTGTAAGGAGGTGTGGGTATTAAATCATTGTGAATAATATAATTTCCACAAGCATCTCTCGGATAGGTACCAATCGGTCCTGTAGCTCCTGTTCTACCTGTTATGCCTGTAGTACCTGTAAAACCAGAGCCTGTATTATAAAAGTCATTTGCTTTGATACCTGTAGGACCAGTAGTACCAGTGACAATTTTATCTTTGGTAGGTAAAGGGGCTTTGGGATATAATTTAAAGTCAAAGGTTCCATTCAATCCATTTCTATTGTTAATTCTATTAATGGAACTCATGGGAAGAACTTATATATTATTCTGCCTTTTTCCAGAGTTATGATTATATTTTCATACAGTAAAAATGAAATCTTTTCTAAAACCAATGTCGTAATAAAAGTAAATCTTTTTTGAAAATATATTCTCAAAATAAAAATGCCTTACGCTTCTCGAAAAACCAAGAAAGGATGTGTCCAAGTCTATAACAGAAAAACCCGCCAAGTCTATGCCAAATGTACCACTCAGAAAAAAGCGGATAAACAATTGCGTTTATTACGAGCATTAGAATATAATCCTAGTTTTGTTCCACGTTCTTCCAATAAAGGAAAACGTTCTACTAAAAAACTGAGAAAATGAATACCCGAAGTTTAGTCCATTCGAGTTTCTTAATTTTAATAGCTCCTTTTATCTATTTGTTATTAAAATCACCTATAACTCCTTGGCAAGAGACCATTTTGTTCCATTTTTTATTAGTTAATTTTTCGGTTTCTGTTGTGTTTTGGTCTCCAGTAGATAAACCTTATGGTTGGATACATCGTGTGGATGCCTTTTTGGTACGGTTTGGGGTTTTGTTGGTGTCTATGTATGTACTTCTTTATAAATCGTTTTATAAAAAAATGGCGTTTTTTTTTCTGTCCATTTTGATGGTGTTATGTTTTAAAATGAGTCATTTTTATTCCAGTCTAGAATGGGCTTCTGTGAATCATCTTTTTTATCATCGATGGCTACATGTAGTGGGTAGTATAGGTATTTGTATAACTTTTTTATAAAATAGCATGAACACTTTCCAAAGCCCCTTCAACCCATCCTTGTTTCATGCTAATCATTTCACCTACTACCCATAATCCGGCCATAGGTTTCTGAGCTCTTCGGATAAAATCGGTTCGATTTTTGATTCCATTTGTTTTTTTCAAAGGAGAATAATAATGGGTACCACAGTGCCAAAAATAACTTTGAATATCAATAAATTCTACAGCCCCTTGTTCTAAATCAAAACATTCCTCGATTTTCTTGGCCCATTTTTGACGATTTTCGTCGGTATTTTCAATATATTTTTCCAATTCCATGGCTCCTTGGTTATCAGTATAACTAATCATATAAATTCCTTCTTCTGGAGACATGGGTATAATTTTATGTATAGGTCCCGGAACTACGGTGGTCATAGGAATATATTGCTTCAATAGTGGAACGGATTTACTACTGGCTTTGGCATAAACACGTAAAAAAGGTTGAGCATGAATTTGTTTGTAGAGACTGTCTGGATGATTCGCACCTGGAACTAAATCCTGTACTACACATGTTTTTGTGGCCATAATGATATTTGGTGTTGTCCATAACTTTTTGTCTTTGGAAATCAGTAAATAATTTCCAGATTTGGATTTCAAATCTATTATTTCCGTGTTGGTATGGATGTTTTTCTTGCCAATTTTCTGTATCAATGCCTCTAACAAATCGTTCCAAGGGATGGATAAGAGCGTCCAACCTGGCTCATTATCTTCCATTCCATAATGGTAAAGGGTTTCATAGACATCTTCGTTTTCATAGTCAGTATAACCTGCTGAAATGATAAACGAATCGTAGGTTTTTTTGCCCAATTTTTGAGTGGCATATTGTCGAAAGGTTTTTCCTGAGGCTTCGGATGGATTTTTACGATATTCGGAACGTAAATGACGAATGGTGTCCATGACGGGTACTGGATGATGATTCAGGTCTCTGCAACGATACTCATGTTCTGTATAGGTAATGTTCAATTCTTTTAACAATTGGATTAGTAATGTGTCTTTTTTACGACCCACACCTGCTCCCATAGGAACAGAAACACCATGAAAATCTTCAGAACCCATTCTTCCACCAATTCTCTCTTCTTTTTCTAAAATGCATAGGTTGATTTTGGGATATCGTTTTTTGAGTTGATAAGCGGAATAAAGACCCGCAATTCCACCCCCTATAATAATAAAATCATACATTTTCAGGTTATATATTGAGTATATTTATATTCAATATACTTTTCGCTTCGAATGAGTGTCGAACTCATTACCTTTTGGTACTTGTAATGCTTTTATAGCATTGTAACAGCCAAATGCTCTACCAATTGAGCTATCGAAGCTTTACTACCCACCCGTTTTGGGTGGTACTTTAATAATAGTTTTTCCTTTATGTTGTTTTCTGACATATTTAGGAAAGCAAAACTATCATACTATTATAATGCCAAAATTAATCAAAAAAACACTCAAAAACAAGGAAAAGAAAAATAAAAGTTATAAGCGGGGAGGTGGAGATGATGATTCCAAAGATAATTATATTTATAAATCTGATTTTATTACAACCCAGCAAAATACAGATGCAAATTATACTGAAATAGGTGTCATTCACGTAACAGATTCTACGGGCATCAATGCAATTCGTGAAATGGCAACAGGGTTTGCCAATTTCTTTGGTTCCAAGGGTTTTGATAATCGTGTATACGACCTTGCTCGTAATAATGCTTTAAAAAAATTGGAAGAGCAATTTGACAAACGTAATCAAAAAGTATGTAATTTGCGCATGGATGTGTCTTCTGATAGAACATTGGTATTTGTACATTTATATGGTACTTTATTACAAAAAGCTGCTGCAACAAATGAAGTAAAACAAGAACAAGTTGTTGTTGAAAAACCATTACTTGTTCCTCCTCCACCAATGGAACAAAATAAGGCATAAATAAAAATTACTTCCCAATACTATTTATCAAAAAAATAGTATTGATATAATTGAAAATGAGTTTATCTTTTACGGGTTCAAATAGTCCATATTCTTATTTATCTATACCCAACTCTTCCAGTTTATATTTAGGTACTGGAGATTATACGATACAATGGTGGCAATATCAGACAGATTCGAATCTTCATCCACGTGTATTTGCAATAGGAAATTATCCAACACAAATATTCGGTGTATCGATAGAGGGGAGTGGAACCTCTTATATTTTTTATTTGTGGACACCTTCAGCGACCAATTCTTTTTCCTTGAATACTTCTCAATATAAAAATCAATGGGTACATTTTGCGATTACACGTACTTCGAGTACATTACGTATTTTTTTGAATGGTGTACAACAATATACTACTACTAATACTCAAAACATAAGTGGATTTTCGCAAAATTTGGCAATAGCGCAAGAGGCAACACCTTCTACAAGTTCAGGTTTTGGTGGTTATACCTACAACCCCTACAAATCCTCTTTGTTTTTTGGAAGGAACGAAGATATTAGTACAGTCAGAAAAGGGAGAAGATTGTTATCTTCCGATTGAAGAAATCAAAGCGGGAGATAAAGTATGGACTTATTATTGGGGATATATACCTGTAGCCAAAAATGGATACTTGGTATTGGATTATCAAAAAACAAATTCAAACAAAGGAAATCGGTTGTATTTTTATTCCAAAGAAAAATTACACGGATTGACGGAAGATTTGGTATTGACGGGATATCATTCTGTATTGGTTCCTTATTTCACGGATAAACAACGGGAAGAAACGCTGGAATTATTTGGCAAGATTTATATAACGGATAAATTGGCTCGTTTGGCGATTTGTTTGGATGAACGTGCTCAACTTTATGAAAAAGAAGGACAATACAAAGTATACCATTTGGCTTTGGAAAATACAGATTATTATACCAATTATGGAATATTGGCCAACGGAATGCTCACGGAAACTACCAGTTTACGTATGTTTGAAGAAGGAGGATTTGTTATTTGTTCCGAATCCGGAGATTGGAAAGAAAAAGTGAAAAATTATCCATTGTCGTCAGATTTCAAAGAACATAATTATAGTAAACATTGTGAATGGTTGTAATTTATTCCAGTGTCATTTGGATATCTGTGTTCATAAAAACAATACCTGTTCCAGAAAAATGGGCATATTTGGTGACATCCAATTTACGATAAGGTAATTTATTCCATAGCCTTTGCATACAGTCTCTCATAATGGGATGTGGGTGATGAATGTCATCCAAAATGAGAATTCCTGAAAATTGTAATTCGTCTAGTTTTTGAATAATAATAGTTTCCATGGTTTCGAAATGGTCAATATCCAAGACAATGAGTTTGACATTGGATAAAAAATCTTTGGTCAAGTCTTCGAGTACATCTTTGACACGAAATTCAATGTTGGTTTTGGTATAGATTTTGTGATTGGGATTTTGAATATCATCGATAATGTTATAAGAAATGACTTTATTAGACTCATTATGAGATAGAGCTACAGCACTACGTCCATTATACGTTCCAATATCTAGAATTACGGTGTTGTTGAAAAGAGTGGATAAATAGGAATATAAATGATATTCCTGTTGCCCAGAAGGTAAATCGTAATAGTTTGGGTCTACAAGATATTCTTTGTTTTTCAACTGAAAATTATCCAAAAAGTGATTGGAAATGGTTATGTTCATTTTTATATTCTCAATTACAAAAGTAATATTTATGTAATAATTGAAAGGAAGTATTTATATCTTTTTACTGAAATGTTTGTTGTGTTTGAGGGCGGCTCCGCCGGCCCCCCGGGGCGCGGGCCAGAGGCCCGCGCCCCAAATACATAAACTGGGTTACAGAAATATTCTCCCCCTTTTACAAATCGATTATGGTTGTAATGGATTTGTAATAATATTAAGAAGAAGGTGGTACATTGTCAGTAATTCTCATATAAATATCTTTGGCAATTTTGTCTTGATTGTTATATAATAAAATTTTAATATTATGTTTCTTATAGGATTTTAAATTGTTGTATTTTATATCATTATCTGTATCTGTATAAGGTTCTTCATGGTTATTCATTTTTTCTAAAAAAATACATATTAATTTTTTCGTTAAATCACTGATTTTGTTAGTAGCTTCTAGTTCGTCATATATTTCTTCTATATCTGTCATACGTCGTGTAATAAGTTCTTCTAATAA